CGGATCCAAATGAACCAGGCCGCAAACAATAGTTCCTTCAGGGGGTGCAAGGCCCGGTGTCTTTACATCCCAGGCCGCACATGTTATGGTTCGCAAATTCATAATTGTTTTTCTCCAAAAAACAAATACATTAAGGGAGGTCGCAAGACCTCCTTTTTTTTTGCTGCTTGCATTCAAGTGTTGAATTGATGTATAATAAATACAAGCTTTGATGACGGCAGCGTTCTTATAAAAGCCTAGATATACATAGGTTAGGACTGAAGTGGATAAGTGGAAACCAGCCACCACGCCAAAGCTTACCAGTAAGATCCTGAATGGCGGATCTAAATTCACGAGGCCGGATCTGTGAAACGACTAAGCCCGGTTAACGCCGGGTTTTTTTTGGCCCGGGATCCGGGAAAGCTTACGACTGGGTACGCAAAAGGACGCAAGGCCGCACGCAATAGGCCGCAAAACCTGGTGTGGGGGTGCGAAAGGACGCAAAAGGACGCAAAAGTATACGCAATGAGGGTGGGAGGCTTTGTATTGCCAATAAAGGATCTCATCACTAACATTTTTTTTATCTGTTGTTATCCTGTGGGATATGTAATTGTGTGTTGTTTTTATAGTAAAAGTCTGTATAATTTATAGATATAAACGGAGAAAAATAATGAGTAAACTTAAAATAACCATTGATAGATTAAAAAATATATCAGCAGACATACAATCGGACGCTGCTAACGATTTAGAAATAAGCAATGAAAGATTTAATGGTATTTGTGATGGTCTGGATAGAGCTATAAATCATTTAGAAGAAATTCAGGAGTTCAAATATGACTGATAAAAATTATGATTTATATTCTATCGAAAAAGATTTGATAGAAGAGCTAGAGGATAACCAAGAGGAGATCCTAGAACATGACGGAGATAACCTACATGAAATTGTAGACTCAAATATTTCTGTATACACCTATGACCAAATAATGATATACGCAAACAATTCTGAATTGTGGCATATGACTTCTGGTTTAGGCGGAGAAACCATACAAGAGCAAATAATTGATGTTATCTACGAGC